TAGGATACTATCGAAACATGTTCGGATATAGGTATGAAGTCACAAATAGCTATGGCTGGTTTATCTATGTTACTAAAAGAATTAAATATTGATTATAAGATTAAAACAAGGTCTGATAAACAAAACTTTATTTCATTTTCGTTAAAGAATCGTAATCGTGGTAATTCCTCATTCACCGATAAAACTAAAAAGAAATCGTCTGAAGTTTGGAAAAATGAAATAATACTCAATAATGACAAGAATGATTATGTGTATGATATTTCAACAGAAGATGGCACTTTTGTTTGTGGTATTAATGGTATCATTGCACATAATACTGATGGCTTTAACTTTGCATTTCCATCAAATATTGATGATATTAAGTATGTTGCTAGAGGAACTCATTGGAAAACTATCAATGATGCTGGTAAAGAATTGATTGGACTGGATGCCGTACTAGCTGAATTCAATGAAAACTATATGGAAGGTCGTATGGGTCTTGATATTGACGATATTTGTCGTTCAACTATTAATTTTGCTCGTAAGAATTACGCAAATGATATAAATGGTAAAATTAAATTGGTCGGTAACTCTATTAAGTCTAAGAAGATGCCTGTTTTTATTGAGGATTTTCTAGCCAAGGCTATACGTATGTTATTGGATGGTGATGGACAGTCATTTATTAATTATTATTATGAATATGTTGATAAGATATATAATTATCAAATACCATTGGTTAAGATGGCTAATAAATCTAGGGTTAAGACCACATTATCCGATTATCGTAAAAAAGCTTCAATGAAGAATAAAGCTGGTAATCCTATGCCTAAACAGGCGCATATGGAATTGGCGCTTCTTGATGGTCTAAATATAACACTAGGCGATACGTTATATTATATTAATACTGGTAATTCAAAGGCACAAGGTGATTTAAAGACCGTTGATAGAAATAAGATGACCAAAAAAGCAAAAGCTGCGTTTTTTGCGGCTAATGGTTTTTATCCACCAGTTGATAAGGTTACTGAATTAAACTGTAAATTAATTGACCCAGCTGTTGTTGAGCATGACTTTGAAATCATTAAAGAACTTGAACTACTTAAAAAAGCCCTGCTTGGTCTTACTGAAGATTCTGATAATGATGGAAGGGTAAGTATTGAAACTAGGATTGCAGAAATTGAGACAGAATTACATACTGACGAATATAATGTCCCTAAATACTTAGAGAGCTTTAATAATAAGGTTAAGCCGTTGTTGGTATGCTTTAACCCAGAGGTAAGAAAAAATATATTGTTATCTATAATAAAAACTAAAGATAAACAAACAAAGATTGTTACTGAAAAATTAAAAGAACGTACTGTTTACACAAAGCATGAATGTGAATTGGTTTCAGGTGTACCGTTTAATGTTGGTGACCAAGATTCATACGCTGACCTTATGCGTATGGAAGATAAAGAGATTAAGTTCTGGGACAAGGTGGATAAGCTACCTAACTATATGTCCCAAGATGAATGGGACGCTATAAGGGCTGATTACCTTAATAGAATGGCTATATTTAGAGCTGAAAGTATCCAACAAGAAAAATATAGGTTAGATTATTTATTTAGACGCTTGGAAGTCAAAGAACTTAGTGATGTTACAAACAAGGGTTTGTTGACTGTTGATATCTTTATGATTGCTGATATATCTAATGATGACTTGGGTAATTTAGTTTCTAGAAAATGGGGTGAGGTTTTAGCACATGTAAATGATATCTTTAAATATGAAGAAGATGCTATAAGACGTAACCATTACTACAATTTAACCAATAATGAAAGTATTGATAGGTATGATGCTTGGCTTGATTATACTAATCAACAATTGGTTATGTCTGGTGAAACCATAGAGATAGATTCCGATGAAATAACATTGGTCGATGCAGCTGTTGTTACTAAATTGCTAAATGAAAAAGCTAATCAAGTTATCAACACAAATAAAATAAAAGAGGTTGTTGAGGAAGAAGATGATGATGCTGAAGATGATGCTGTAAATGATGCTGAAGATGATGCTGAAAATGATGCTGTACCTAGAGATGAAGAAATGATTATCTTAGAAGATGAGTTTGACGATACATATGCCGAAAGACCTGATGACTACGTACCTATTATTGAACCAAAAATAGAAGTTGTTGACGATGGGTGGCCATTTTAAATTAAAAGAGGGGAAATTTCCCCTCTTTTATATTTTAGAATACCCAGAATCCCATTGGTTGGAATTTTAAAGTTCTATTTAGATATTCCGCTTCGTTAGCTGCTCGTTCTAATTGTGCTGTTGTGGATAATCTTAATAACCTAGCGTCTAAGCGTTCTAGGACGGCTCTACGCTCTTCATTACCCTCACTTAGTAGTGTATCATAGTCCATGGTCCTTTCGGCCTCTGGTGGTCCTACAATCCCTCCGAATTTACCACGTACTCTACCTAGAGTTCTTTTACCTTCAGCGATAAATAATTGTCTAATCAGAGTCTTGGTTGGTTCATTAAAATCAGAATAGTCTAACTTTGACAATGGAACTTGGTTAGGCATCTTAATAATATCTGGATTATCCCTTAGACATTCATCAAGATTTTCAGGTATGGTGTCATAATAGAAATACCAAACATGGCAACCTGTCATATTAACATTACTACCTAGACCACCTATGCCTTGACCAAAAGAAAACTTAGAGCCTGGTACTGACAGCAAATGTAATAATTTAGTACCGTTTGGTCCAGCAGTTATCTTATACACCAACTCACTTCTAACAATTCTATTTTTTAAGTTCATATCAGAAGCGGTTAGTAATATATCAAATGCTGGTGCTATATAGTAACCCCTAGCCCCAAGACCAGAACCACCATTTACACCAGCACCTGTTTGTGCGAAGCCACCACCGAAGCCATAATCAATACCACCAAAATTAGCTAATAGGGCTTGACTTGTTGGTGGTGGTGTTATCCATAATACTTCATTTACTTCACGACCAGCTGGAATTTGGTAAACTTGTCGACCAGCTTCTAGTTCAACGTAGTCTTTCTTTAGTTCCCATGGGCCATTTGTTTGTAGACCAACTTGCTTAGAATAAGCATATGTTGATTGCTGCACATAATCTAGAGTTCTAACACTAAGAGCAAATGACATATCGGTTGTTGATATGCTTTGTCCCAATAATGATTGCCATTGATGTTCAATTAACCATTCTTGTACATATTGAGCGTAATCTTCTATTGATATCTCAAGTAGTGTACAAAGTTGTTCATCAGTTAATTCAACGGCACGTGTTGGTGCACCGAGTGAGTGCCTAAATTGCGTAAATAGTTTTTCTCTATCATCTGTACTTACTGGCATAATTCCTATTTATTTATAAATATCAATAAAATAGTATTAACCTAATAATTTTTTAATAATATTACCAGCATCTTTAATTGTATTAAAGGATACATTTGGTACCAATAATTGATTACCGACCCTTATAATCGGAACTTGGTCCGACTTAGTTAAGTCATGAATCTTATTATACGTAGCCTCATTCTCTGGCAATTCAACATTAACATCAATGTATTCAATACCATTTGACGTTAAAATATCTTTTAATTCTATGCAATACGGGCATTCAGATATCGTGTATATTGTAACCATTTAATTAGTTTTTATTGTTCTGTATTAAGTATGTTATCCATTATTAATTCGGTTTCATTTTTATCTTTTCTTTCACCTAAGATTGTACTAATAACTAGTTGTTTATTTTTTAGTGTTTCCCACATTCTAGTTGAAATCGTTCCTTCAAATAATTGATAATAAACGTTAACATTATTCTTTTGCCCAATTCTAAAACTTCTATCTTCAGCTTGTTCATTATTTCCAGTAACCCAAGAAAATGAATTAAATATTACAACAGTTGCTTCGGTTAGAGTTATAGCCACACCAGCTGAATCTATGTTACCAATAAATACCTTTACCTTTGGATTATTTTGAAATTCATCCACTGATTTTTGTTTCTGAGTGGTAGACATTGGGCCATTGTGTTTAACTGATAGCTTGCCAAAGTGTTGTGATAGTATTTCTAATTCTTCAGTAAAGCTTGTAAATATAATCACCTTACGCCCCATTTCTATTGCATTTTCAACCATTTCAATAGTATAAGGTATTGCGGCTGCCGCAATAAATTGTCGCAACAGAATTAATTCTACTAAGTCCTTTTGTATGTTGCCATTCTTTTTACCATCAAGTATACGCTTTACTAGATATTCTTCCCATAACGCATCATATTCTTTTCTAGCCTTGGAGTCTAGACGATAATATGATGGTGTCACTACCTTATCTGGCATATCTAATACTTCGGTTTTATACCGCCTAAGAATTATGTTTTTAGTCTTGGTGGCCAACTCATCCAAGTTAGAGGCACCATCGGTTATCCAAATTTGTTTTTTCTGACCATTCTTGAGTGTTCTATACATCTTTTTAGCGTCACAATACCTAACGGCATAATGTTTCCAATTCTCAGCTAATTTAGACTTGATGAGCTTAAGCAAGTTAAAAAAGTCCATTGGTCTATTAGCTACTGGTGTACCAGTAAGTAACCAAACATTTGGGATGCCATGTTTTTCAACCAATTCAACCATTATTTTACCTCTGATACTATCATTATTTTTTAGGTAATGCGCCTCATCAACAATAACCAAATCAAAACCAGCATTTGCTAATTCTCTATTTAATTTCTTTGGTTCTTCACCGTCCTTTGGTTTCTTACCATCGTCTAGTGTATGAAAATTCTTAAGAATATCATAGTTTATGATAGTAAACTTAGCTTCGGACCATTTTTTACCATCTATTATAGTTGTATCATTACAAAAAACATTTATTTCTCGTTCCCAATTTATCTTAGCTGACGATGGTGATACCACCAATATTTTTTTAGCACCGCTTTCTAATGCCGCAATTATTGACTGTGTTGTGTTATGTGTAACAACATAATCTTTTATAACATATAAATGGTCTTCAGATTCAACCATTATACATTGACCAATTGCTCTTCTTGAAAATTCAATAGATTTTATACCTCTTGATGGGTTGTATTTTTTTATTTTTGGTAAACGGTCAATTTTTCTTTTTAGTTTGAATGGGACTATTTCAGTTGGTAAATTTATAGTTAAAATAAAACATTTTTTACATATTTTAATTGTATTATCTGGTAATTTATATTTACCAACCTTACTAGATAATCTGGCAACCCCACCTAATGATTGTACTAATGCTTTAACACCATTAGTTAAATCTTTTGATACGCTATAATATTGTATTGTACCATTTTTACTGCAATAACCATCAGTATCTAATAACCCTTGTAATAAATTAAGTCTGTCTTCAATATTACTAAATAAGTAGTTATTTGGTATAAATTTAGTTTCTGATTTTAAACCCATTAACCCATATTCTTTAAAATATCTAATAATTAAATTAATATTATTATTACCGCATAAATGAAATTGGTTTTCCGCAAAAAGTTTTAATTTATGTTCTTTTGGTAATCTTTTATTTATTTCATAAATTATACTTGAATCATTTGATGTAAATCTTATATTATGTCCAGAAAAACCACCATCACCCAACAAACAACCCATAACATATGGGTCAATATTTAAATTTAATTTTTTAAAATGAACTGGTTTTACTATTGGTAGGTACCATTTAATATTACCTTTGGTACCGTAAGTTAAATCATTTATAATTTCTTTTAGTTCTTTTATAACAAAACCATTATTTCTTTTTTTGTGGTTTGTTGTTTGTACAGCCCATAAGTGTTCATCACAAGATTCTATAACACTACCATCTGTTAATGTTATATTATAAAAATTTTTTTCTGGTTGTGGATAAACACCTAAAATCTTTGTTGGTCTACCGTTAGACCCAATAACGTAATCACCTATCTTTAAATCACCATTGTTAACCCAACCATGTGGTGTTAATACTGGTGTATCATTCGCCAAAACTTTTCCTAAACCCATATCGTCAGCTAATATACAGTTTTTTCTTGATAATAAAAACTTAACACCATCTTCTTGGTGTTGATATAGCTTTTTACCAAACTTAGCTAAAACCTCATTATATTTAGTAAAATCTACTTCTACTTGGATGTCCTCAAAGTATGGGTCGTCAATCAATTGTGTCTTTGGAATCCAATACATCTTAGATTCCTTTTGATTTTTAGTTAATTTACCATATATGTGAAAAGATTTATCATTTTCACCTAATATAAACTCAATTAAAATCTTCTCTGGTATAAACGATATGTTATATTGGCGCTGAAGTTCTTCGCCTAGATATTTTGTTATACCAACAACTCGATTAATGTATTCTGGCTCTCTAGTATTATTCTTTATTATATAGGCTGATTGATTCTCTGTTAAAGATATTTTTTTATTTTTAATATATTCGTTTTTAAGCTTTAAGATATATGGATTAATACCTTCGTATTTTTCCAATAAATCAATTGCTGAACGGCCTTTTAAGTCATTTAAATTAATCAAAGTTAATAATTTAATTGTAACAAATATAGTTTATTTTTTAAAAAAATCAAGCCTTACCACTAGATTACCTAAAAGATAAATATTTATATATAAAACCATGGACAATAAGCGTTATATTCCAATAACTAGGGTTAATAAATTTTTTTCTAGTGCCGATTTTGACTTAGAAGTTAATATGGGTAGAGAGGCTATTGAAGGTGATGGTAACTTTACTGTAATATTATATCGTGTTAATAGACAGCAAACAGAATATGATGATATTTATGGTGAGGCAACCAAAGACGGTATTAGATTTTTACCACCAGTAGAATTAAAGGTAATACCAATACTTGCTGAACCAGAAAATAAAGTATATAATAAAAATGGTACTGCAAGACACTTGCAAGATGGTAATTTAGTGTTTGGTATATATGTAGCACAGCTATCTGAGATGGATGTTCAACTTAGCTTTGGTGATTATGTAGGATATGCGGTTACTGAAAATAGTATTAGATACTATAGCGTAGCTAATGATGGATTAAAAAACTTTGATAATAAACATACTATTATGGGGTATAAAGGCGCATTTAGGACAATTACTTGTGCACCAATTGATGAGACTGAGTTTCGTGGTATGTAATATTTATTAAAATAAAGGATTAGACATGGGAATGCAAAAAGGATATAGAACAAACATTAATATAGTTAATAGCAAGATTGGCCCTCCAAGAAGACAAGAGATTCTAGATGGTATTGCTGATAACGGTACCTTTTTACCTAGAGGTGTGTTGGTTGAGGATATGGACCAGACCTTCTTAGAGTATTTTAAATCAGATACTGGGTTGGGCTTGACTATTGATGGTGAAAAAGTACCTGTTATATTCTTAACGATTCAACGATGGACAGAATTCACCAAGACTTGGGAATTTACTGATGAATATAAAAACATTAAGATGCCATTTATAACCATAGTTCGAAAACCAGATATTCAAGTTGGCGAAAACCAAGCTGGATTATGGAACATACCAGGTAATCGAACATATACCTATATGAAAATACCAACTTGGGACGGTGTTAGACATGGTGTTACCTTATATCAAATTCCACAACCAACATCTGTAGATATATTATATGAAGTTAGATTGTTTACCAATCGCATGAAGGATTTAAATAGATTTAATATTAATCTACAAAAAGCCTTTCATTCTAGACAATCATATATCAACGTTAATGGTCACCCTATGCCATTGCATTTGGATTCAATTGGTGATGAGAGCAATATTGATGATTTTGAAAATAGACGTTTTTATGTTCAATTATTTGATATTAAAATGATGGGTTATATCTTGGATGAAAATGATTTTAGAGTTATACCTACAATCAATAGAACATTAATGACTACCGAAGTTGAAGAGCAATTGATAGCTAACGATGCAATATTAACACCAATCAGAAAAGGTAATCAAATAGTTTATAATTTTATATGGGAACCAAGGTCTAATACTGAATTTACCTTTAACGCATTGTATGATTTAAAGTTTACACAACTAACAAATATAGAGAATATTAGTAGAATCGTAATTACTCAAAACGGTACGACTGTCTTTGATGGCACCATTTTGAACACAGCAATTATTTTTTACGCTAATGATATTATTAAAATAAAAGTTACTAAGAGTGCTGCAACACTGGGTAAACTAACATTAATTGGGAGTACATTATAATGGGACACGTTGGAAAAGGTTATGATATAAATCAAACGTTTATAATAGAAACGAATGGTATTGACGGGCAAGATATTTTTGTTACTGGTGGTACCTATTCAGCTGGAACAGCCATCTTTACCAATAATTCTGGTGGAACATTTAGCGTTAGTGGATTAACAACACCATTCACAGGTGGTACGGTATCTGGTTCAACAATATTTCTAGCTGGATTATCAGCAACAACAATATCGGGAACAACATATCTTGGTTTACCAATAGATATTTTTGTTACTGGTGGAACGTATTCAGCTGGAACAGCTCAATTTACTAATAATACTGGTGGAACCTTTAGTGTAACTGGATTTAAAACGGATGATGTATTCGTAACTGGTGGTACTTATTCAGCTGGAACGGCTCAATTTATTAATAACACAGGTGGTACATTTAGCGTTAGTGGATTCTTAACTGGTCAGACTGATACATATGTTACTGGATTAACGTTTAGTAATAATGTATTAACTCTTCAACAAACTAATAACCAAGCAAATATAACTATTTTAGTTAATAATTTTTCAGGTTTAACTGTTAATGGTGGAATATCAGCAAATACAATATCAGCAAATACAATATCTGCAACTACGTATATTAACCTACCAGCTTTTTCTGGTGCTTATTTACCATTGAGTGGTGGTACAGTAACTGGCCCCACTAACTTTATAAGTGGTTTAACGACAAACACCTTTAGTGCAGCAACATATCTTGGCTTACCAACAGATATTTTTGTAACTGGTGGTACGTATTTAGCTGGAACAGCTGAATTTATGAATAACACAGGTGGAACATTTAGCGTTAGTGGTTTTAGTACTGGTGGTGGTTCCACCTTTACAGGTGGTACGGTATCTGGGCCAACTAGTTTTATAAATGGTCTAACAGCTAATACTTTTAGTGCAACAAGTATAAATCAAGTTGATTACGTTGTTTTCAATACTGGAACAACAAGTGCTGCTACAGAACCTGGAACTGTTTATTTTAATAATACAGAAAAAACATTATCTTATAACACTTCAATTAATCAAGGTGTTACGGTTAACTTAGGTCAACAAAACTATATTAGAGTATTCAATAATTCTGGGGTTGATATTCCTAGAGGTAAAGCGTTAGAGGTTTTAACTGCTTATAGCGGTTTACCATCTGTTAGTTTAGCTATTAATAGATATGATGGTTTTTATGTTATTGGTGTTTCAAGTGAAATCATTCCCAATAATTCTGAAGGTATTGCAATTACGAATGGTATTATTAGTGACATTGAGTTAACTGGAATGACAATTGGTACTTTAGTGTATGCTTCTGATTCTATAGCTGGTAATTTTAGTGATTTTATTAATTACCAAAATTTTCCACTTACGGCTAGAACAAATGAAATTGGTTATGTCATCCAAACTGGAACAACAACTGGTAAACTTTTTGTTAATATTATAAATGAAAATTCTGTTTTATCGCTTACTGATTTAGAAAGAAATGTACTTGAAGGCAATGTAATATCTACGGGGACATTTGAATATACTGGGATGACGACATCATCAACAACAACTTTTAATGTTGCACCATTAAAAGGATGGATTGTTAGCAATACTTATGAAAATTCGTTGACACCAGATGTTCAGAGTGTTAATTATACTGGTGGTACCAGTATTCCAGTTACAAATATTGCTACGGCAGATTCAACATATGTTTTAATTAATAGTGGTTTAACTATAACACAACAAACAACATTTCCAACTCCACAACAACGAAGAGAAAACATATTTTTGGGTAAGGTTAATCACCCAAATAGAACTAGTATATTAAACATAAATAATACCGTTGATTATGATGTATCACCGATGTCATCTTTGCGTGATTTATGGTCGCCAATAAAATTAATAAATCAAGGTATCATACCCTCACCAAATGGGGCTAATCTAAGTTTCAATACTTCAGCTGGTACTCTTTGGGGTAATGGTATTAATTGGCATAATAATCAATTAAGTCCTAATAATGTCAGTATTGCAGCAAAGGTACCAGCATCATTTTTTTACAGGACACAAACTGGTGGTACTTCTTCAAGTGTTAGTGTTATTGACCCTAGAAATTATGATGTTGGTGGTGTGATTACTAGCGTTGGTAATTCTAATAGTGATGATGCGACTAATCAAAGGATATATATGTATCCTACTGGTGTTATTAATGTTCTTTATGGTCAAACAGTATATGCAAATTTAACTGCCGCTGTTGCCGCTATAAACTCAGAGACATTTATACCTTATCCTAATGCTGAAAGTACTGGTATTTTAATTGGTGTTCTTTCTGTTAGAAATGATATTGGTACTGATGGAGAACCACTAACAAACACAAATTATGCTAAATTCACACTAGTTTCTAAATTTGGTGAAAGTTTTGGAGGTACTGGTGGGTTATCTACAACTACGCTTCAACAAGCATATGATAATTCAACAACACCAGAAATTGTTATTAATGCAATCCTAGATGGATTAAGTGTTAAAAACGGTACTGGTAATGCTGATAACGTAACTAATGTATTTGAGGCTGTTAATACAGCTGGTGCAACTACTGCGTTAATTAGGGCTGATGGTTATATTTCTGGTACTACATTCCAATCAAACGGTTTTACAGCAAATAATAATGGCCTAACCGCTACAACAGTATCTGCTACAACATATCTTGGCTTACCAACAGATATTAGGGTAACTGGTGGTACTTATTCAAATGGAACAGCTGAATTTACCAACAATACTGGTGGAACCTTTAGTGTTAGTGGATTTAGTACTGGCGGTGGAAGTTCGTTTACGGGTGGAACCGTAAGTGGGGCAACTAGTTTTACAGGTGGATTATCAGCTAATACCTTTTCAGCAACAACTATAAGTGGTACTACATTATTTGGTAATGGTGCTAACTTAACAGGTATTGGACTACCAATAGTTAACTTTAGGGGTGCGGTTACAGTAGTTCAGACTAACGTTGAGGTTGCATTTGGTTATTATCTAATACCAGCTAATACATTTACAACAGGTGATATTATTGAAATACAATGTACTTGGGACCCTTGTGATTTTACAGCTGCTAGTTTAAGCACAACTGGTATAAGAAGCTTTACAGGTAATACACCAACACCACCATCAGTCGGACAATCATTGGCCAATAATGGAGCTTCAGGTGCAGCGACTAGATACGTTCAATTACAAAGAGAAAATTTATACTTTAGTGATGCAACAACTTTAAGAGTGGTAAATAGCCCTACCCTTAGTGATGTTGGTATAATATCAACAACAGCTATGGGAACACCAACATTTAATACAGCCATCGATAATTATATATACCCGACTATGAGAGCTGGTGTAGGAACAACGGCAACATTAAGAAGCTTTATAATATCAAAAAAATAAAAAATAAAAAATATGGAATATACATTTACATTTGGTGACGAAACACTCACCTTTCCAAGTCTAGCAGAGCATAATGCTTTTTTGGATATATATCAGTCATTAATAAGTGCACAATTGCAATCAATTTATAATGTAGCAAAAGCTCAAGCAATCGCTGATGGTATTAACTATACTTCTAATAATGGTTAATTTTCACCGTATAAATCTTTCTTGGTAATACAAGCTTCACGTATTAATTTTTCAACAAAAGAAAACATTTTAAGACCATTCTGTTCGCAATGTTTTTTTAGTAACTCATGAGTTTTTGTTGTAATTTTAATGTTTTTATCTCGCTTAAGCATATCTTTTAACATAAGTATGTCAAAAGTATGACAAAAAACATACTAAAACAAATATATATTTTATCCTAATTCTCTTTTTGGGTAAAACCTAATATTTATAATAAACAAAACAATAAAGTAAACTAAAACAACTAATATGGCAACAAAAGTTTTCGTCAGTCCAGGTGTTTATACCTCAGAAAGAGATATAACATTCATTACCCGTCAAGTAGGTGTAACAACTCTTGGCTTGGTAGGTGAAACCACAATTGGACCAGCATTTCAACCAATATTTATAAGTAATTATGGTGAATTCCAATCTTTCTTTGGTGGCTTAAATGCAACCAAGATAAAAGATACTGGTGCGCCTAAGTATGAATTACCGTACATAGCTAAGTCTTATTTATCACAATCTAATCAATTATTCGTAACTAGGGTATTAGGTTTTTCTGGTTATGATGCTGGTCAAGCTTGGGGTATTACTATTGATGCGGCTCTTGACCCATCTACATCTGGTACCGTAGTTACTAGACAAGCTATTACATATACTGGTGGTACTGATTATTTAATAACATACTCAGCATCACCTAGTGGTTCAATCCTATCGTTAACATCTAATGATATTATTGTTCAAGCGTTAATAAATGATGGAACACTAGGTTCTAGTCTAGCTTATTTAGGTTCAGCAACTAGTGGCTCAAGTGTTAATATTGGACCAATATTTAGTAAATTTGGTAGTGTATTTAGTGGTGTTTCATTTAACAACTATGTTACTGAAACAAACTATACTGGTGGTACATCATTGGTGGATATCACTGGTATTACATCTGGTATAACAGTAGCCTATACTGGTACAGGATATAGTGACGTTGAAGACCAATTGGTTGCGTTATTACGTTCAAGAGGTGTTATTGATGCAGCTACACAATTACCTAACTTTGAATTAAGTGCTGCAACTAGTGTTATTTTTGACCCAGCATTTAGTGCTGCAACAACAAACCCTGTTGGTGTTTTTGCATTAAGTGGTAATTCAACAACACAGGGTTTATTTAGCTACCAATTATCACTTGATAGAACACAACGTAACTACCTTCCTAAGGTATTGGGTAGAACAGCGCAAGATGGTAATACTGCATTATTTGTTGAAGAACTTTATGGTAATTTATTTAACACAGCAAACGTTGATGGAAAGATTAGGGGTATCAACCAGACTCTTATCCAATATGATACTGATTATTCTGACTATTTGAAACAATACCAACCAGCTGTTACACCATATGTCGTTTCAGAATTGCGTGGTAATAAAGTATTACGTTTGTTTAGGTTATGGACTATCTCTGATGGTAATGCAGCTAACGAACAGTTTAAAATTTCAATAGTTAATATTAAACCAGATACACTAGAATTTGACGTTAGAATTAGAGGTTTTTATGATACTGACGCACAACCAGTTATACTTGAAAGTTTCTCACGTTGTACTATGGACCCAACTTCAGCTAATTTCGTTGGTAGAAGAATAGGTACGCTTGACGGTGAATATATTTCTAAATCAGCTTATGTTCTTGTCGAAGTTGACGACACTAGCGACACTAGTGACGCATTCCCAGCTGGTTTTGTTGGTTACCCAATCCGTGATTACCAAACCAATAATAATACAAGTGTTATTAATCCAACATTATCATATAAAACTAGTTACTCAACATATGAAAATAAACGTAAGTTTTACTTAGGTTTATCTGAAACTGTTGGTATTGATTCTGACTTTTTTGACTATAAGGGTGTACCATTAACTTCTAGTCCAGATATTTGGACAGGTATGACAAATGGTTTCCACATGGATGTTGATGCAACTGGTGTTACAATCGATAATGTGTTTGAAATTATTAATACGAGTGGTGGTACTTATAGTCCAGTATTCTTATTTGACACTGGTGCTGCTCAATTTAGAACTGATGCTGGTTTAGTTGGTGGGCCGTATGAGCAAATATACGCTCGTAAATTTACCTTCGCACCGTATGGTGGTTTTGATGGTTGGGACGTATACCGTACAATTAGAAGTAACGCAGATAAGTATATTATCAATGGTACTGCTGGTCAAGCTGGTCTTACAAGTGGTGCGTTTGCGAATAGAACGTTAACTACTGGTGATTTAGGTATTAATTCAGATTACTACGCTTACCTTGAAGCTATATTAACCTTTAAGAACCCAGAAGCTGTTAGTATTAATATTTTTGCAACTCCAGGTATTGACACACTTGATAACACAAACTTGGTTGAAGCAACAATTGATATGGTTGAAAACGACAGAGCCGATTCGCTTTATATCGTTACAACACCTGACGTTTCATCTGGAACAATATTAAGTGCTGATGATGTTGTTGATAACATGTCTGACCTATACGATAGTAACTACACTTGTACTTACTGGCCATGGGTTCAAATAAACGATTCTGAGAACAATGTGTTGATATGGATACCACCTACTAGAGACGTAGTTAGAAACGTTGCCTTGACTGATAACATCGCATTCCCTTGGTTTGCGGTTGCTGGTATACAACGTGGTGATGTTGACGCAATACAAGCTAGAAAATCTCTTACATTAGCTGAAAGAGATACACTATATGAGAACCGAATTAACCCAATCGCCACATTCAATTCTGATGGTATTAAGATTTGGGGTAATAAAACACTACAAGTTAAGGAATCAGCGTTAAATAGAATTCAAGTTAGAAGACTTTTATTACAAGCTAGAAAACTTATTTCAGCTGTGGCTATTAGACTTCTATTCGAACAAAATGACACAATAGTTAGAAATCAATTCTTAGCATTGGTTAATCCAATATTATCAAATATAAGAACTGAAAGAGGTTTAACGGACTTTAGGGTTACATTATCTAGTGACCCAGAAGATATTGATAGAAACCAATTAACTGGTCAAATATTCCTAAAACCAACAAGAAGTCTAGAATACATACAAATAGAATTCGTGGTTACAAATACAGGTGCTTCATTCGATAACATCTAAAACTAAAAGGCCCTACGGGGCCTTTTTAGTTTATAATGATATTTATTATAAAGAAATTTTATGACCAAAATTAAAATAACAGAATCACAATATAATAAGATTTTGTTAAATAGACAAACTGAAGCGTTATCTAATCAACCAATTATTAATGAAGGTTGGGGTGATATCGTATTGGGTGTTGCTTTATTATTGGGAGTCAAATTAAGTGGTCAAAATGAAATTATTGGTCAAAATGCGATTAGTGATGATAATATAATGGGTCAAATAAAACAAACACTAGAAGATGATACTAAGATTAAGGAATTAGTTAAATCGTTTACCGATAAAGGTATGAATAATCCAGATACTAGGTTTGCTAAGAATGCTAAAAATATTGTTACTAAGTTTAATGACATCGCTAAAACGAATGGTAAAGATTATAGAATTAGCACCAAGGTTATTAATAACTTAGAAGCTTTAGATAAAAACCTAAATCTTGAAGTAGAAACTAAGACTGAAACAATACCTAAACCAAGTATTGAAGACATAGATTTATTTATTAAAGATAATATGGTTATTAATCTGTTTAATGATAAGGTATTTGATGACGCTAATTCAAAACTAAATAATACTGGTAGTGAGATTATTACTAATTTAATTAATATTATTAATGACACTAACATTAAGGTGTTATCAATTAGTATTGAATCATCAACCGATGCTCAACCAGCACCTATTTATAAAACCGAATATGATTCATCTGGAAATATTGAGCTAACAACATTAAGAACTAAATCAATTGCTTTATTATTATCTAAGATTAAACATAACCCAAATATACGTCATAGAGAAATACCAAATAATGCTAATGATATTGTTAACACAAAACAATTTTTAACAGCCAAGAATGACCCTAATGAGTTAGATTCATTAAAAGATAAGACTAGCGAATATCGTTATACAAAATTAACCATTGAGTTATTATATACTGATAAGATTTCCAATGATGTTAAACCAGAAGAGTTAAGTAATGAATATAGAGGTAAATTTAAAGATTTGATACCAACAGAAGATAATGGTAAATACTCTTTTAATAATAAAAAAATTAAATGTAACAAAACAAAAGAAACTATATCTTGTAGCACCTATTAATAAAAGATTTTTAACTTCATTTGTGTATTTAAAATATTTAATTTATTTTTGATTTATTTTGTAATATCAGATATTTATAATAAACAATAACGCTAGTATCACAAAGGTACTAATAATTATCTTAAACACGAACACAATGCCAGATTTACTAATGAAGATGCCGTTGCCTTACGAGCCTAAAAGAAAGAATCGATGGTTAATTACTTTCCCAGCTGACTTAGGTATACAACAATGGTGGTTAGCATCTGCCTCTAGACCCTCAATTTCTCAAAATGAAGTTGAAATGCAATTCCTTAATACATCTACGTGGGTTATAGGCCGTTTTACTTGGGAAGCAATCGATGTTACGTTCCGTGACCCAATTGGCCCATCTGCAACACAAGCCATCATGGAATGGGTGCGTTTGCACTCTGAATCTATAACAGGTCGTCAAGGTTATGCTGCTGGTTATAAGAGACCTGTAGAGCTTGAAATGCTTGACCCAACAGGTGTTGTTGTGGAAAAATGGTTGCTTGACGGTACAATGCTTACAAATGTTGGTTTTGGTGATTTATCTATGGATGATGATGCCATAGCTGATATTACAGCAACACTTAGATTTGATAGAGCAATACTTTTATTTTGATTTTATTTATTTGATAATCAACTAGTTACGTTTATTTTACAATTTTACTCTATCAAAACATTGACTTGTAAGAATTCTTTCAGTATATTTGCTGAAAGAATTTTTATTTATGGTAAAATGTAAAAAATGTGAAAGAGAGTTTGAAACATTGGATTCTCTTAGGAGACATAATAAACAGAAACATGGTGTTGATGCTGAAAAAACCTATATTGAATATGTTTTGGAGGGTGTTGAGCCTACCTGTAAATGTGGTTGTGGTGAGAAACCTAAATACTTGGGTATTGATGTTGGTTTTAGAGACTTTATTCGTGGTCATGCTGCTAGGGTCAACAATAACTGGGGGCATAATCCAGAAGCTCTAAAAAAATCACATGAAACGCAAAAAAAGATGCACGATTCTGGAACGTTAAAGGTATGGAATGATGGTTTAACCAAAGAGGATTCTAGGGTTGCTGAGAACACCAGAAAAACAATGAGTAACCCAGAGCGTGGTAATAATATTTCACAAGCTTTAAGTGGTATACCAAAAAGTGATGAACATAAACTTAAATTAAGCGAAACTGCTAGTATTAGGTGGTTAAACCAAGATGAACGAGATAAGCAATCAGCAAGATTAATTAGTAGGTTAATAAAAAATAATCATAGGAACAAAAAAACCAAATTAGAATCTACGTTTGAGGATTTACTGATTGGTTTAGGTTTAATAACTGATATTGATTATAAATATCAAACTCAAGTTGGCTCTGCTATTTTTGACTTTATAATTTTAAACAAGAAAATACTAATTGAGGTAGATGGTGATTTTCACCATTGTAATCCGAATACAATACATAGGGTACCTAAATATCCAATACAAATAAAGACTGTAGGTAATGATATAAGAAAGAATATTCTAGCTGAAGATAATAATTATATGTTAATTAGATTTTGGGAGAAGGATATTAATGAGAGACCAGAATGGGTTATTAAACAATTAAGATTAAAGATTTAATTAATTTTATTTATTAGATTCTAATAATTCATCTTTAATTTTTAATTCTAAATCTCTTAGAATGGCAGCGTATCCATACTCTTGTTGGTTTATTAGTGAAAATTTAATTTCAGTTATCTTTGGGAGTATATCATTAAAATAGTCTTTATCGGATTGGTTTAACATGATTTTATTTTTTTAAAAAATACTATTTTTATAAGTTAAAGTAAAGTATTTACAAAAAAATTTTAATGACATATATTTATGAATAAGAATAAATTATGGAGAAACCAAATGTAATACCAAACCAAGCCCAAAGAAATGAGGCTGAAGAAAGGGCTAGACTAGCAAAGTTTGAAGCTGATAAGGCTAACGCAACCAATGAAATATATGCTAATGCGGCTCAACCAGCGGATACCTCAGTCACACATATAGATGCTGTTGAGGCCATGCGACTTAGAACCGAAGCACAATTAAATATGCTTAAGACCAACGGTACGGTTGTTGAGCCAAATCTAGCTGAAAATCCAAAGCCAGTATTATCTAGATATGACCAAGAAGTCTTAGCGATTAGAGCAAAAGCTGAAGAACAAATGAGGCTTAGGGATGCCGCTTTATCAAATAATCAAACACAAACCGATAATTACCATAAAGCATCCGAAGGTTTAATGAATCAAACATATGAACCTAAAACGTATGAACCTACAACATATCAACCACAATATAACCCATCGGCACAACAACCAACTAAAGAACCTATGATTATACCACAACAAGCACCAAATATTGATTCATATTTAATCGAATTGAATCAACCAAACTATAATACAGCACAAGATACGGTACCATTACCATCTGAAGGTAAGCTATATAGAAATAAAAAGCCTAGTATTAGAGTATCATTTATGACTACTGCCGATGAGAACATTCTTACTAGTCCTAACTTAATTGAGAGTGGGCAATTTTTATCTATTCTATTTAATAGAAAAATGTTAGAACCAGATTTAAGGTATAGGGATTTACATATTGGTGATAGGAATGCTCTTATGATTTATTTACGGGCCACAGCGTATGGTGAGATGTATCCAGTTACATTATTGGATGAAGATGGTCAACCATTCGATACTGAGATTAACTTAAATGATTTGAAGTATAAGAAGCTGGGTGCTGAGCCAGATGAAGAAGGATTATTCTACTTTGTATTACCGTTATCTAAAAGACAAATCAAGTTCAAGTTATTAACTTGTGGTGATGTTGATGACATTGAGGTTATGTTAGCTAAGGATAAGGCTAATAATTTACCAGTTAATAATAGTAGTACATATATCCTACAAAAAACCTTCGTTGAAATTGATGGAATTAGGGATAAAAACTTAATTACTGAATTTGCTAGCAACATTACAATAAAAGATGCTAAAGCATTAACTCAATATATTGATAAGATTGAGAGTGGTATCGATTTGGATATTACTATTGGGACTCCAAGAGGTGGGTCCATAACAACGTTTCTTCCCCTTAACCGAAACTTTTTTTGGCCTAACCGCTAGTTATAAAGTACCATTATTAGAAGAAATTTATCTTTGTCTTCAACACTTAAAAGGTGTTACTTATTCAGATGTTTTAATGATGCCAACATATGAGAGACGATTCTTCTTAGGGTTGCTAACTAAAGATTATAGAGAACGTGAAGAACAACAAGAAAAAATGAGAGAACAACAATCAACTAAAAGTGGTAAGGGTTCTAGAACAAGCAGGGTATCTGGTTCCGCACTGAAGCAAAGATTTAAAAATGGTGATGTACCAATAACTTAATTAAATACCCACTACGTGGGTATTTTTATTTTAGCTAATATTTATAATAAAAGAATCATGAAATTAATAATTAACGAACGACAACTAAAGCTTATTGAGGACCATATCAATGAGGCTAAGTATGATAAGACTACAATGGTTAAGTTAGGTAAAGTATTATTGGATTTAACTAAGATGGTCGACCATTATGATGATATCGTATTAACCACAAAAAGTAACAACGAATTAGTTTTAAGTTATGTATCAAATGATGATAGTACATATGTCTTTAGTGTTAAAAAAGATAACGCAAAATTAGTAAAAAAATTTACTAATTTAGCTATAAATATTAATTTAGGTAATGGTGAATTTGATGGTGACGCAGAAGCTATTGATGTATATCTAAAAAATAAAAATATTATAACAACTGACGGTTCTAGCTTTACATTACAATTTATTGGTAGTAATAATACACTAAAAAATAAATATATTAAAGTTAATAATATTATTAACTTTCAACCATACGTTGGAGGTGATGACGACTCGGAAGATTTAGTTAAACCATACGATTTAGATTCTGGTGATACATCTACTACTACTGGTACTACGGCTACCACTACTGGTACTACGGAAAATGTTTTGGATGATGCTAAGATAGCGTATGATATGATATCAAAAGACCCATTATTAAAAAAAGCATTTTATTCACAACCAAGTTTTTTAAATCTATTTGTTGCTGAATTAACTGGTAAGAAAGCTGTTGGTAAGGGTATTTATAGCGTATTAAATTTAGTCCGTAAATATAATAGGAAAAAAAACAGTAAATACTTAAAAGCTGAATTTATAGATGGTAAAAAAGTTGAATTTATATTTTTAGAGTCTAAGAATATTGTATCAAATAAAAAAACAATATTTAATGTTGACGAACGATTAAATGAAGTATATAAATCAAAAGTTAACGATAGACTTGGAAGTAATCCTATTCTTATTAGTAAGAATAATGGTATAGATTTTGAATTAGAAATTAAAGACCCAATCGATAAAGCTGAGGATTCTTTTAGTTGTAAATTAGTAATTCTAAATGGTAATAGACCTTATATAGAAACCAATAGGATAAGAATTAAAATTATTGGTGGTGAACGTTCTCCAGGTTATGTACCAATTACTAACACAACATCTGGTACAACAACCACTAACACAACATCAACAAATTAATATATTATGGCAAATCGTAATTTAGAACGAGAAATTGAATTATTAAGAGAAGGTGCTAGGCTTAGGGCTGAGATGGGAAATAGCTTAGAGGGTTATTTAACTGGCTTAAAAACCATGACCACATTACAGAAAGAATTGGTGCGTCAAGACGAAATTATTGCGAAGTTAGAAAAAGAAGCAGAAACGGCAAGTGGTGAAGCTTTAACCAACCTACAAAAAAAAATTGGATTATTACAAAAGGAGCGAGTTTCAATTGAAACTAATATAAAGAGGTATCAAGAAGCAAATAAAGAGACCAATAAAGGTTTATTATTATCCGCTAAGGGTCTTGGTATGGTTGCTAAGGGTATCGTTAATATACCGAATACCGTTAATAAAACTCTAGATAAAATATCTTCATATGGATTGTTTAAGATGGATAAAGCCATCAAGCAATCTAGTCTTAACATGGGGTTGATGACCAATCAATCTAAGATGCTACGTTTTGATATTACCGATGCAGCAAATAGTACCTTAGAGATTGGGGATGGTATTGAAGAATTAGCTAAGTATCAATCTGATTATAGTGATGAGTTAGGTCGTTCTATTATGTTAGGTCGTAAGGGACTTGAAGCTATTAGTGAAATGGCCAAGGGTACTGGCTTAGGTGCTGAAGGTGCTGCAAAGATGGCAGCTGATTTTGAAATGCAGGGTATATCGGCTGAAAGAACTAGAGACTTGATTGAGGAATCAGTTAATACTAGTGGTAGATTAGGCTTAAACGCATCTAAGATTATTAAAAACATGCAACAAAACTTTAAGCTATTAAATAAGTATAGCTTTAAGGGTGGTGTTAAGGGCCTGATTAAGATGGCTGAAACTACTACAAAATTGGGTATTGAAATGAATTCAATTGGTGGTATGGCTGACAAGTTATTTGAAATTGAAGGTGCCGTTGATATGTCAGCTCAATTGCAAGTTATGGGTGGTGCTTGGGCGCAAATGGCTGACCCATTCCACTTGATGTATATGGCCCGTAATGATATGGAAGGACTAACTAGGGAAATAGGTGAAGCGGCTAAATCATCAGTTGTATTTAATAAAGAATCGGGTGAATTCCAAGTATCAGCACTTGAAATGCACAGACTTAGAAAGATTGCTGAACAAACTGGCGTTGCTTACGAAGACTTAGTAACCGCTGGTAAAAATGCAGCAAAGTATACTAAGATTAGGTCTCAATTATCATTTAATATCAGTGACCCAAACATTAAGGAATTTATTGAAAATACTGCAATGTTTAATAAAGAAGGTAAAGCTGAGATTGAATTTATGGTTAATGGTAAACCAGTTAAGAAGTTGGTTAGTCAAATAACACAAATGGACTTAGCTAGTTTAGAATTGCAAAGTAAAGAAGAAAAAACACTTAAAGAATTAGCTAAGGAAGCTAGAACCTTTGATGAAGCATTTAATAATACGGTTAATTTATTTAAAAAATCATTATTACCGTTTATTGATGCGATTAATACAAAATTATTACCTAGTCTAGATGGTTTTACCATGGAAATGAAACAAGGTGGTTGGTTGGATAAAATTGGTAAATTTACCAAAGAAATGGGTAATTTAGTTTCAGGTATTGCTGGTTTTATGCTTGATAATCCAGTTACTTCCTTAATAACATTTTTAGGTACTTGGTCAGTAATGCAAGCAGCAACTTGGTATGCTCATGGTGTTCAATTAGGTCTTGGTTTCAACACAGTTACACAAGGTAAAGGTGGAGTCATGGAATTAGCTAAGGGTTTTGGTAAAATTGCTGGCCCATTGATTGGTACAGCAGTAGGTACTGGTATTGGTATGTGGCTTGGAAGTAAAGCTTCTAGCGCATGGGGTAATGATGATACTATGACTGGTGACGTTGCTGGTATTGGTGGTGGTCTTTTGGGTGGTATCGCTGGTGGTGCATTAGCTGGTGCTAGCGCTGGTGTTTGGGGTGGACCTTGGGGTATGGCTCTTGGGGCATTGATTGGTGCTGGAATAGGTGCTACAGGTGGTAAGTTTTTTGGCGATATGGCAGCATCTGATGCTGTTTTTACTAGCCCTATTGGAGATGGTATTATTGGTAATAGCGGTCCAAAGTTAGGTAGTAACTATGATAAAAGTAGAGGTATTATACAAAACGGTAAAATAACCCCGATTGATAATAAAGATGATTTATTAGCGATGAAAAAGGGTGGAACTATTGATAAATTCGCATCAAAAACAGAATCTAAGCCTGGTATAATAAAGCATGAGTTTTCCGACCTAAATATCAATGGTAGTTTAGTTATTTCTATACCTGGTAATCAATCCATGGGTGTAGATTTATTGAAAGACCCGATGTTCATACGAGATATTAGTAAAATGATTAAGGTTGAAATGCAAAGGTCAGTCAATCAAGTTCAAAAAGGATAATTATTTGGTTGATAATCAAGTATTTAATAACTATTTTCAAATAATACTTGTTTTTGTCAAAAAAAAGTAGTAAATTTGTATAAATTAGTTAGAAAATTACATTTAACAATATAATATAAATAATACTATATTACTAAAATAATACTATACTATTAATAGTATAAAGTAATAATAATTAATCATTTATTTTAATAAAAATTACCTTATCATAGTATTTATATAGAAAGTACTATGCCATTTCCATTTTATAATGTTGGTGCACCAACACCATTAACCAAGAATAGTATTACCAATACCGCAACTAATCTTGGTTTAAGGGATTTTCTTCTTAATAGAAACTTATCACCAAGATATCCTCAATTATCAACTTCGTTGAATGGTAGTCCTAGAATTGGTGAACCTGTACTTGAAACTAGTATTAATAGTAATAGTAACATAATACCCATTGGTCTTCCATTAGAAGTTGAAGGTTTAAACAATTATAATACCGCAATTCTACCAAATAAGTTCAAGAACGATGATGGGATTTCACCAACATTATTAAATATTGATGATATCCAAACAATTCAAGGTGTTTTTGGTAGTATAGATTATCCACAAGGTACTCAATCATATCCAATTAGTGCTACGCAAGATGTTAGCAATTTTGGCTTATTAGGTAAGACAGAATTTGCTGAATTTAGAAAGAAAATGACACTTTATAATCAATACTTAGATGTATCTAAACAATTAGATGTATCTGATTATATTAGTCTTCAACCAGTTGAAATTAAACAACAAATCAAGGGATATCTTGATGAATATGGTGCATTGAATGTTGGAGATAGTGGAAGTGTTGAAGCGGCAAATATTATTGGTAGTATTTTAAATGGACAAGGACTTGGTTTTACCAAGGCTGGTATTGTTACTAATTTTGATATTAGGTCATCGTTAGCTGGAAGGGTATTAGGTGCCGCTGGTGCAATCAATGATACAAAATTAGGTATGATTGGTGCACAACAATTAGCGTTATCATTAGCCAATAATGCGGCATTCAATGTTCAACAAGATATATTAGGCGCACTTAACGTATCAGATAATATGTTAAGTATAGCTAAGGGTAATGGTACAGCTGGATTTAGACCTAACTATAAGATAACCATACCTTCAAGCACCGAAGGTAACGTTTTTGATTATACCGCTAGTATACTTGGTTTTACAGTACCTAGAAGTTATTTAAGTGATGCTGGTTCATTATTTACCTCTGAAAATAGCTCAGGTAATATTGAAAGAGCCAATTCAATGATTGAAAATACAGGTAAAGGTCAAGTTGTTGCACTCATTACAAACGCAAATGCTAACCTTATTGGTTCTGGAGAATATGATAATCCAGATAATACACCATTTAGAAGTGGTTATTCTCCAGGTTACCTTAACAATAAAGGTGAAAAAGCCATCAATCCAAACCTATATGCATTTTATAATGCAGATAAGGCTACGATTTATAACTTCATAGCGCAACCTAGCGACCCTAAAAACGTAATACCTGAGATATCATATCAAAGAAGCAAGATGGTGTCTAATTATGGCTTTAAATCACCAGAAGAGACATTTAATGGTCCAAGAGGTAATGTAGGTTATGATAATAGAAAACTTAGTGATGTTGGGTTTACATGGACAACAGGTAATGGTGATGCATTAAATTCTTCAATTGAATTTGATGAATTATTGGTAGGTGATGATTTACACACCAAAAAATCCCTATTACTTAAGACTCAAAAGCTGTTTAATAGCAACGGTATGTTAAATATCGTTAGTGTTAAGGGTAGTAATAAAAACCAAAATTCTAGTCAAATAGAAACAGCTAATGGTTCATTATTTTCTAAGGGTAGTGCTGTTATTAGAGGTGATAGATATACCTCTAACGGTATATTTGACGGTAAAAAGGATACTGCCGAAAATACATTTTGTAGAAGTTGGACTACATTAGATAGATATGATACTGTATCTAAGATGGTTAGAAAATCTGGCTTAAATGAAACGGTACCATATAGATTTCAAACAATTAATTCAACGCTTGATGATAATGGATTCCCAAAGATAGCACCATATACAACTGATATACAAAACGACCCAGCAAAAGGTACGAAAACAAATCCTAAAAATTATATGTTTTCTATTGAAAATCTAGCTTGGCAAGATGATATAGCAAATCTACCACCTGTTGAAATAGGTAGTGGTGATTTAACCACAGGTAAACGAGGTAGAATTATGTGGTTTCCTCCATATAATATCCAATTTAGTGAAACATCAAGTGTAGATTGGGAAACAAATAAATTCATAGGTAGGGGTGAACCGATTTATACGTATAATAATACCGAAAGAAGTGGTAACCTATCATTTAGTATTATCGTAGACCATTCTAGTTATATGAATTCGTTTAGAGGTTCTAACGGCCCAGATGATAATTATGTTGCATCATTTGTTGCTGGTTGTGTTGAACCATCAAGTGTTTTTGCTGATAAATTAACTATAAGTGACAAGAGTTCAATTGCCGATAGTCTTAGGTTATTTCCGCAACAAACGGTTATTGAGCCAGATGTACCACCAGTTAGCTTTAGTATATATTATCCAAACGATGTTTACGATATAAGTACCATTATTGATTTAGGGTATGAAAATGGTAAACAAAATGATTTTAATAATGGCAACGCAATTGTCGGTACAGTACCGATTGATTATACCACAAATGGTAAAGGTACAGGATTTGGTATTGGTTTAATTAGAGGACAAGTCACACCCCAAAAGGATTCAAATGGTGGTGTAATAAACCCAATAACATATTCTTCATATAATGATGGTTATAACTATGGTCTTAATGGACCTCTAAAGGTCGACCCAAATGGTCCAGTTTACAGCGGTATATCAGACCCTGCATATCTACCAGCCTTAGAAGCTTATCTTGAAAATAATTGCAAATATTGTACTGTAACTATTCAATCATATGCTAGCCCACAAGGTGTTACAGCAACTAATATTATACTAGCTAAAGAAAGAACAAATAGTATTTATAACTACTTGAATGCAAATTTGAATATAACAAATAAGTCAAAAAGGTTATTTGTATCAACAACTAGTAAGGCTTTAACTGGAACTGGTTGTATTGTTGGTGGGTTATCAGATGAGAAGCCATGTAAAGAAGATAGAAGGTCGGATGTTTCATTTGTATTTAGTCCTGAATTGGCACAAGAGGATAATGTAATACCTAGTAGTACTAATCAAGCGTCTCAACAGAGTAGAAGTATTAATACCAAGATAACTAATAGACTTTATGATGAATCTAATTATTTTGAACAATTAACCGATACTGATACCTTTGTATTTGATAGCTTTAGAGAAAAGATAAAGTATTTTCATCCAGGTTTTCATTCAATGACACCAGAGGGTTTAAATTCTAGATTAACTTTCCTTCACCAATGCACAAGACAAGGACCAACACTTGAAAATTTAGGTGCTGATAATTTGGCTTTTGGTCGACCACCTATTTGTATACTTAGAATTGGTGATTTTTATAATACCAAGGTAATCATTGATAACCTAACTATTGATTATGAACCATTGGTATGGGATTTAAATCCAGAAGGTATTGGTGTACAACCAATGATAGCAAATGTAAACTTATCGATTAAATTTATTGGTGGTTCATCATTACTAGGTCCAATTAATAAATTGCAAAATGCGTTGTCGTTTAATTACTACGCAAATACACACGTATACGACCCAAGAGCTGATTATTTAGCTAAGAAGCCAACAAGCGCTATTGCAGAAAATACACAAAATACAACAACCCAAAATGCTACACAAGCAGCTGATACCTTAGAAGAATGGGGTATAGTTAATGGTATTCGTAATGTTAATATTTCTGAATATAGAGATGTGGTGATAACTAGTAGCCCAATACAACCAGTAACCAATCAAATAACAGATAATAATGTAACTACTGGACCATTAGTTCCAGCCTCAGCCAATGTACCAGCACCTTCAATTACTGGTGGTACACCTACTATTACAGGAATAAAGAGTGTATATATAACTAGTACGGGCAAACCAAATAGCTATACTGTTAGGGTTAAATTATCACAAAGTGGTTTATACGATGTTTTTGGTGATACAGCAACACAAATAGTGAGTAATGATGAATTAAGTAGATTTATGTCTAAGGGTATAAAACTAATATTATTGGCGACACCTAACCCAACAAATAATAGCATAATTGAGGAAATTATTAATAATAACAATATAACATCATATGTTAACGCTAACGGTTTCAATAAAAGTGCTGTTAATTTGTTTACTGATGGATATTTAATGGGTGTATCTGATAACAAATCAACTGAATTGATAATTGACAGTGGTAATTATTTATTAAGGGTATCCTATAACGGTAATCCAGTAGCTAATTTACAAGTTGTGGTAAATGCAACGACTGAATTTAAATACAACCAATAAAAAATTGAAATATGGGAGAATATTACGATAGATATAGAAATTTTAGGGATAATAGCAATATTAAACCAATACCAGGCATTAAGATACCAGTATCCAGTTCTGACAAGTCGGTTTTATATCGTAAAGGACAGTCAAGGCTTGACAAAGTAAGTAATGATTATTATAATAATGCTTATAGTGGTTGGTTAATACTTAATGCTAATCCAGAATATGGTGGTTTGGAGTTTAATATTCCAGATAATACCGTATTACGAGTACCGTTTCCGTTTGATGATGCGATACAACGATATATTGACCAAATAAAATTACATTTAACCCTATATGGCAAATAAGACAGAAATAGTAGACCCGAATAACTTAACTAATTCATTAGTTAATAATACACCTGTTGCCTTAGATGACTTAACTATATCGGTTGAATTAAAAGCAAATAGAACAGCTAGAACATTATTAGTTACTGATAAAGAAAAATCCACTGCCGTATCAACTAATTCGATTACGCTTAATTTTATTGGGGGTAGTAACGTTAATGGTAAACAAACACTAACAACAAAGTTTACTGACTTAACAACAAGTCTAGATTCAAATAATAATCCAGAAACACTTGGTATATCAGCAATTGATATTGAGTTTAATACAGGGTTTGCTCCATTGGTTACGATACAATTTATTGATGTAAGAGGAAGTTCTGTATTTCAAAACGAGGATAAAATGGGTGATAATAGATACTCTTTGTTTTTTCAATTACCATATCCATTATATACCTTAACCATAAAGGGTTATTATGGTCAACCAGTATCTTATTGTTTACACATGACAAAGTTTACGTCTAGATTTAACTCACAAACAGGTAACTTTGAAATGACAACCAGTTTTATTGGTTACACATATGCTATGTTATCTGATTTATTATTGGGTTATTTAAAGGCAATTCCATATACAAAGATAGGTGCCGAAAAGTATAAGGTATTACAGGATGAA